TTCACTTACGGTCTCCAAGAAACGTTTACAGACCGGCGATTATGCCCTAGAAGGCTTTGAATCCCGTGTGTTGATCGAACGCAAGAAGCACTTGCCGGAGCTCTTCGCGAACTTGCTTACCCCCACTGGTCGCGAGCGTTTCGTCAAAGCCTGTGACCGTTTGCGATCCGAGTGTGCTCATCCGATACTCATCCTTGAAGGGACCATCGGCCACTTGGTTAGGACGGCTAGAAGCCAACTGGACGTAGACCCATGGCTAGTGGTCGATGCCCTTCACCGTATCTGTCTTGAACGGCGTATCCAAATCCTTTACCTTCCCGCAGTAACCCCCGAGCAACGACGATCAGTGGGGGAAGAAGTCGCAAGACTCCTGATCAATGGAGCCCTGACCCATGCCGAACACCCCACTTCAGACGTTCCGCTCAGTTGAACCCGCCAACTACGGCTTCGGTTCCTCAGCCACCATGGCCTCTCGCCCCTTCGTTCTCTCTTGGCTGAGGTCTCCTACTTATACTTCTACGGGGGCTAGCGGCAACATTACGGCTGTAACCACTACAAACACTGACGCCACTACCGTCGGATGGAATTCTTCCGGCCCTAATACAGGGGCCTCTGCTCCGCTGTGGAATGCAGACAGGTGTCTTCCATGGGTTGCTCGCAACATGGAACACATCTATCCGGTCAAGGTTCCAAATGCCTACGACCGGATCTACATCTTTCCGATGTTCTGCATCGAAGCCAGAGCAGGGGCTTCGATTCTCGCAGCTGTGAGCGGGGCATACGTCGGACCATCGGCCATTCCGTTTGGTTTGATTCCGGAGACCCGTGGTTACACGACAACTGGAAAGATGGACCCGTCTTTGTCTCGGCTTCCCGATGACATTCTTGATCCGTTCATCGCCGCAAACCCGATTGAATCCACTGGAGCCTCAGCTGTATCCAGCCTTCCGAGCACCAGGACCAATGGTTTGTGGACCACGCTGCCTCCGTACAGCGCCAACTTCACTACCTCCAACGTCACTAACACCAACAGCGAAATTTATCCTTCGCACATCGCGCGGTCAACTGTCGGCGGCAGCGGAAAGGTCGGATCGGCTTACGCATTCCCAGCAGATGCTTCCATATCAAAAGCGGTTGGCACCAGTGTTACTACGGTAATGACTGCCACAAATGCACAGCACGCTACAGGGCCTGTGATCGTGGGTGGAGGTCTTGAGTTTCAACTTCTTGGTTGTGAGGAACTAATCCTTTCTCCAATTGTGGGACCGGGAACCATCACTTGGACCGTTGCAGCTAGTGGAGATAAGTTCCGGATTCACTGGTTTATGATGGGTGTGTTCTTGGGGTGAACTATGAACCAAGAAAACCGACAACGCCGTCAAGAAATTGCGCTTTGGGTACAGGTCGGAATGCTTGGAGCAACCATCGTTGCCGCACTCGTACACATTGGAAAGCGCGATCAGCAACTAGAGATTACAACTCAACAAGTTCGTGAACTCTCTAGCATCGTGTCCGATCTCACGAAGACACAAGTGGGCTTGACCCTTCGGGCAGATCAAACTGAAACACGGTTGCTTGAAATCATCTCGCGACTTGAACGCCTTGAAAGGAACAAATGAATAACCGCAACACAACCATCGCTGGTATCGGATCCATTCTTGTGGCAGCCGGTGGACTTCTCGTCGCGTGGTTCGACGGTGACGCAACCACAACCCCTGACTTCGCAACAGCCATTGCCGCTGTGATGGCGGGCCTCGGATTGATCTTCGCGAAGGATGCTAAGAAGGACGGCAATGCTTGACAAGTTTCTGGCACAACTGGTTCTGGCCCTTGCGGACTTCGTCTGTAAGAGAATTGAACGAGGTCATGTGGCCGTGGATGCTACGCCAGATGTTGATCGGCTTCGTCGTGCTGGCTCTCGCATCAACGATTGGCTGCAGCAGAACGGTGCTCGTGAATCCGGGAAGCCCGATTCGTGTGGGACCGGATGCAAGTGTAAGAGTCTACACCCTTATCGACGGGGAGTGGAAACTCAGCCCGAACCGCGTGACCCTTCCTGAAGGTTGGTACTTGGTAGACCCCCAATATGTCCATCAATGAGCAAAGCTCGTAACCGAATCCGCCTCGACGTGGCGACTCCCGGAGAATCAGGGGTGCCATTGTTGACGACGGGTGAAGTGGCGAAGCATCTTGGGGTCTCTCTCCGATACGTTACCGTGTTGATTGACAAAGGGAAATTGATGGGGATACGGTTGCCGTACTCGAATCACCGGCGAGTTCATCCCGCAGCCCTCAAGGACTTTGAAGAACGGCACGGATTTACAAAGGCTCGGGGCGTAAAGAGAACGGGGGACTGACGTGTGGATCCACGATACAGTCGCAACCCCGCAGACCACTTAGGCTTCCTCATTTCGTGGTGTCGGGAATCACATCGGAACCACCGATTCAAACGCTGGTGCCACGAAGAACTCCTCTCTGAAGCCTACCTTCAAACGCACCGACTTCTCAACACAACCTACGACCCAGAGAAATCTTCGGTGGTCACGTTCCTGAAAGCATTCCTTTGGGGCGCCGTGCACTACGCCTACTGGAAGAATCAAGGTTACCGCTTCACCGATACAGGAGTTGCACCGAAAGTACCCTTGACAGACTACCCAATCAGTGAATACATTGCTATCTTTACCAACCAACTTCCTGCTGAGTTCCCTGAACTCACTGAGGAAGAATGGCTCATCGTGAGGCTTCGACAAGATGGATACACCATGATCCAGATTGCCGATGTCATCGGACTGAAGTCCCCTCAGTCCGTCAACAATCGCCTCGTTCGTATCAAGGGGAAGTTCTTAGATGGAGACCCACATGCCCCCCGACGTAAAGCCCGCACCCCTACCGACAGATCACGGGAAGAGTGCCCGCCAGTATCTGGAGAGCGAAGGCCTGATCCCGAGATGCCCAGCGATCCGGTCATCTGACTATTCGTCCGCTCTCTCAGACCCCTTCGGTTACTACCTACGACGACGCCTCGGCCTCGTGCCCGCACTCTCGTACTCCGAAGCCCTCTCCCGTGGATCCTACTTCCACACCCTCTTCGCCCTCTACGACCGTGACGACCGTTGGCAAATCTTTCGACGCCAGTGCGAAGCTCGACTCACCGAACTCAACAACATCTGCAAAGAGTTACGAGTCTCCGAGAACGCACGAACCGAGTCAATCCAAAACGAACGCATCGACCAAGCATTCGCGTCCGCTTGGTACAACGCTTTCGAGAATCTACCGTGTCTCAAGAACGACAGCGCCCTCGACATCCTCTCTGACAACTTCACCAAACTTGGTGCAGAAGTCCGACTCACATGGGTGAACCCTAACCACCCAAAGACACTGCAGGTCGCACAGTTCGATCTTCTCCTCCTCAACCGCAAGACCAACAAACTGTGGATTGTAGACGCGAAGACAACTGCGGCCCCCCCACTGGTAAGGTTGTCTACGGTGCGAGAAGAGTTTCAAACGCAGCACTACCTTCACGCTCTCGAATGGTTCCATGATCGCGGGCTACTCGAAAAGGAATACAACTTGCCGAAGGGCGTAGAGATCGGCGGCATGATGCACGTCGCCATCCTCAAGCCGTCCATCCAGTTCGGACAAGCAGACCGCAACTTCCACTGGGAATCCGAAGGCAAACGAACCGGCGTGGCTGGACGCATCATGCGCACACCCGTCAACCTTCAAGACCAGGGGGAGTATGTCATCAAGTGGCTCACTAATCCCCCATACACGGAGCCGTTCTGTGGCAGCATGGATGCCTGTTTACAAGAGTTGCACGAACGCACCGGCAAGAAACCTGAGCGTGTATTCCAAGGCGAACCGTCTATTGACAACTACATCAAGCGGTGTAGCCGGTGGTACCGAGGTGAAGGCGAATACCTCGACCGTGCACCAGACTTCGTCAACGATCCACCAATCAACATTTCGTACACACACGCATCAACCATGCTTGACAAAGATTGGAGATTGTCCTATTGTGATCGTGTTGCCATGATTTACGATATGGCAACACGCGAGGCAAACCCATGCAACTTCCTGAAGAACATCGATCACCTGCGGATGGGCTCGAAGCTGGCCCTGTACAGTCCCTTCTATCTGACGGAGCCGAAGGAGTGGCCGAGCCTCGTGCAGGCACAACACTTCCTCGTGGCGCACAGGGACGCAGGGGATCTTCCCGAAAGTCCAGAGCCGCACGGGTTCGACGGGATGATCGAAAGCCTGGAGCCCGGTCTCCGCACGTGATGTTCGAGGCCGAATACATTCGACTCGTCATCAAGCCACGTGTCGACGCGATCCTTGAAGACGGCGTTTCATCTATCGCCGATCTTGTATCCAAGTTCAACAAAGCCCACGAATGCCTTGTCTCTAAGACCAAGATGATCGGGTGGCTCAAGTCTTTGGATTACCGAGTCACCAAGACCGTCAAGATCGATGGCCCCTTTGTCCGAATGAACCGCATGCCGGTTCCAGAACCAAAGCCCCGTATCGAAGAAACATTCAAGACACAACACACTCAGCATCTGATGAACTTTCCACCCCCCACTGGTGGGATGTTCACAAACGTCAGAATGCCAGGATTCGAGGAGTAAAAGATGACCGTCACAACACACGCAGGAAAGTTGCCACAACAACGCTACGCAGGACTGGGGTTCTCCGGCGTCAAGATGGTGCACCCCCCAGAGAAGCTCTTCGGGCTCATCTGTGGGCTGCCGGGCGAAGGAAAGTCCCAGTTCATCCATAGCCACCCAGACTCGTGGGTGTGCAACATGGACTGCACCTCCTCGCTCGGTGATCCACAAGCCACCATCTGGCCCGGTATCAATCCGCAAGGCCAACCTATCGACGTTGATCAACAGCCTCTCGTAATGACATGGGAGGCCGTCCAATCAAAGGTCGACCTTCTGTGCAACATGGCTAAGACCAATCAGCCACGGCCCGCCACCGTCTTCTTCGACTCGCTCGGCACGTGGATCCCCCTGCTCAAGGACTACATCACCCGCTCGAACGACAAGAAAGATTGGCGTGAGATGGATGGTCGCCGTTCATGGGATCAACTCTACGACATGGTGATTGACACATGCCTCACGTTACGCCGGTTCGGTTACGGCGTGTACATTGTGTGTCACGTCGTCAACGCAAAGATCCCTCTCGGCGACGACAAGTACACCTTCAAACCGGAACTCACCATCACCGATGGTTTCTACAAGCGGCTCTATCCGCTGTTCGAGATGGTCGCAGCAATCTCTTCCGAATGGGTCACAGAACAAAGAGAAGTCGCACAGCCACCAATCGTGCGAGACGGAAAGACCGTTGTCCTCAAGCCCAAGGTGGTGACCGAGAAGCGAAAGCGACACATCTTCTCAGTAGACTCCGAGCCACTCGCCGGAATCACCAAGCACCGTGTCAAGATGCCCGCCGAATTCGAGCTTCCAGAGACCGGCGGATGGGCAGAGTTCGTTCGTAACTACAACACCAATGCCAGCGCGTAACGCTGGTAACCTTTCAGTCAGGAGAAGTCAGTCATGGCAAGCCAAAAGATCAGTGCAATGTTCGCATCCCAGAAGGCCGCATTCGGCGACGCAAACCCAGACACCGGCATCGGTGGTCTCGGTGAATGGCCGACCGAGGGAGAGCACGATTGCTATGTCCTCGCCCTCGAAATCAACGAGAAGGCGAACTACCGTTTCACCACCGACCAAGGTCAGCAGGTTGAACTCTCTGCCACAGAGTTCCGCTTCCGCTACCAACTCCTCAACGACGAAACCAACCCCGATAACCCACTCGTGTGGGGTGGCGCACCGTTCACCTTCCCAGAGAACGCAGCCGCCGTCACCGCCGAAGGCCGTCGTACCGGTCTTCAGATCGAACGCAACCGATTCTGCGGTCACCTTTCCACCCTGCTTGGATGCAAGGTCGGAACGTCCGATGGTATGGACGTGGCCAACGCCATCGAAAAGGTGATGGAGATCCTCGGATCCAACAAGCAGGTTGTCGCGACCGTCCGTTGCCAGTATCGTAAGGGTAAGGGCAACGCATCCAGCAAGGTCTACAAGACCGAGTTCGTGAACAAGTTGCTCTCCGAGGCCTAATCAAACCCCCCACTGGTAGAGGGGGTGGGTCCCACAAGATCCACCCCCTCCCCATTACTTCTCCATTCGGGGGCGGGAGTGCATGTGGCGTCCTCGCCTACGACCTCCAGGAACCGAGCCGAGTCTCCAGTTCGGTAGCGCACACATGGATCGTAACAACGAGCTCCTGCCCCCTGCGGAAGAACATCCGACAACATGCACGTTGTCATTCATTGGCAGTAAACGGATCTGGAAACTGCCTCACGCCATCCGAGTGATGCACACCGGCTTCAAAGACTTGGGCCTAGAAGCACCCAATGGGCCCGAAAACAGAACCGGTTTCTTCCCTCGAAAGTTCAAGGCACAACCACACATCCTTACTTACCCGGGGCCCAAGTTCTGGCTGGTCACGACTGCAACCCTAGACGGTGGAGAACCCCCCACTGATCTGTTTGCGGACGAGCCGTACATTCATCGCGTGGATGGATTGCTCTGCCCGCTCACACTTACGTACACGTCCCACGGCGTGGCGTACATGGCGACAGTCGACATCACCAGTTCCGTTTTGGCCCCAATGACGGACAGGGTCCTAGAGTCTGAGCCTGGCTCTAGGATCCTTGTCCGCTTTCTACCGCGCTACGCCAAAGCCACCATGCGCTGGTACCCATCCATCAAACACCTGCAGTTCTGGACGCCGATCTAATAGCCTTGGAATGATTCCATGGCCCTCTTGCGTCCCTCCGCACGGTACGCCTCTTCAGCCATCACCTGCTGCTGATCCTCTGTCAACGGCAGAGCATTGATCCTGCGAGACTGCATGCGCTCACGCGCCGTGTCCGCACCTGCAATCCCCTCGGCACCCACACCCAAGTTCTCCGCTCGGCTGGCAGCCATCGCTTGGAACATCGGCCGCTGATCCGGAGGAATGCGATCCAAGATCCGCTCACTCCTAGTGACCAACCGGTTCTTCATGGCGTCATCCAGCTGCTCTTTGCTGATCGTCAAATCCATCCCGTACCGCCGCTTGAACTCAGACTTCACGGCCTGCATCTTCGGGATCTCGTTACTCAGCAACGCCTGAATCGCCCTTCTTCGGTACTCCACAATCTGTTCACGGTTCTTCAACATGAACCCGTCGAAGTCCCCCGTCTCTTTGAACCGGCCCATATCAACACCGAGCATCTTCGAGAACAGCATACCGGGGCTCTGATAATCAATGAGCGTTCCGTCCGCTTTGTAGACCGCGACCATGCCCTCGGGCGTTCGCTGCCGGAAGTCCACATATGTCTTCTGCAATGCCCCCGGCAACCCAAACACGGGAGAGTCCGGAAGATCCGGCAACATCCCCATCGCCCGCGAAATCGCAATACCACCCGGCACCAACCTCGGGATGTTGTTCTGCAACAACTCTCGCTGCCCAGAATCCAACACCCCCCGCACGATGTTCACCGGAATGTCCACAATCGGAGGGATCGGGATGTACTCGTTGCCGTCCTGAAAGAACCGTTCACCACCAGCCAACTGTGTCAAGCTAGCGCCAAACAAACCCGGGCTCAGGTCCGCCCCGAACGTGTTCTTCCCCAACTCATAGAAGATTGCACTCACACCCATACCGCGAATCAAGTCCTGCGTGATGCCCTTCACAGCACCACGATCCCCCAGCCGCGCGCTTTGATACGTCAACGCCGTCGTACTCCGCAACGGGAAACCCAAGAACTGCCGAGCCAACGGGTTATTCCCAAACCGCCCCAATGGCCCAACACCTTGGAACGCCAACGGCGTATTCAACGCACTACCCCCAAACTGGGTGCCGCTCACCATCTCATCCACATCGCTGAGCATCCGGTAGTAATCCGCTGAACCCTTCGCCAAGTTGCGACCGGCTGCGTTGTACGCACTCTCCACCGAGTGGGCCGCCACACTGCGGTTCAACCACTCAGCCTTCTCAAACATCTTCATCGGGTAATCAAAGAAGTACGACTCGCGACGAACCGCTCCCGCCAGCGCATCCCCCTTGTACCCAACCGAATCCAACGTCGAAAAAGTATCGCGGCCAATCTGAATCAGGTTCTCCCCATCCACATTCGAGAACTTGAAGTGCTTGTTGATCAGTGCCATGTGCTCAACATCATTGAGCGCCCTCACCCCGTACTTGCCAACCCGCTCCTGAATGTATCCACCCAACTCCGCGAACGCCTTCTTGTATCCGTTCGCCACATTCCCTAACCCCCCATACGTACTCGCCAACAACAACGGCTGCATCATGTTCATCGTCACCGACGCCAGATTCAAGCCTAAGTGCGTCACATAGAAGTACCGCGCCAATGCCCCACTGAAACCTTTGGCTTCCCCGAACGACATCTCCGTGTTGGCAAACCCTTTCATCCGATCATAGATCCCTTGTCCCCACTTACCAGATCCTTTCAGTGCGCCCCCCACTGGTGAATCCAGCAGTGCTTGCACACCTTCTTTCGCTTTGATCAAAGCCATGTGCGTTGCCACGTGTTCAACCTTCTGAACACCTGTGGCCTGTCGCACAATCACCTCAAGTGCTTCCTTCGCGAACCGGTCCTCCAACAGGTAATGCTCATCATGCAACACCTTCGCCAAGCTGGTGCGGCCATCCATCTGCGCCAACCGCGGAGTCACAGCCTCAAGCGCCTTCACCTTCTCAGGCTTCGCCATTCCCCTTGTATCCTTGATGCGCTGCGCCAACCTCGGCAGATCTTCCACCGTCTGCACATACAACGCATGTGTCACACCCGTATCCCTGAAGTACCGGCTCAACGATTCTTGCGCATTAATCCTGTAGGTCCGAGCAACCCCGCCCTTATCCAGCGTCTTCTGAATCCGCCGCCTCGTCGCCGACAACGCCTTCTGCCCCTCTTCTGTAGCCCCGAACATCTTGAACACACCCTCAAGATCATCAGGATCCCAGTGGGGGGTTCCACCACTACGACTCAGCGAAGCCCCTGTTGCCACTAACGTGCGACTGCGACGCTGCTCCAGCAACTGCGTCTTACTGACCGAGCCCTTCATATCAATCACATTGCGCGGCATGTAATGCGTCGGCTGTGAGTCCACGATCTTACGAATCACACCGTAAAAATCATCGGCAGCCAACGCACCCGTCTCAATCGCCTGCGATACCTCTGGCCCAAGCATCATCGCCGCAATGTGTGCACCCGTTCCCCTAGTCGCCGTATCGCTCCCAATCCCGTACCGAAGACCTTGCCAGATCCGCAGCATCTTCTGCTCATCAGCCACGAACTTCCCAGCCTTAGCACTTGCGGCCTCATTGCCAAACAAGGCCATGCGCCGGTCATCCATCGCCTTCCGCATCGCATCCCGCAACTCAGTAAGACCGCGCCGTGCCACCTCTTCATCAAGATCCGCGATCACCTGACGAGCCCGCGTCTTCTTCGCAAACTTCAAAGCCCCGTCTTTGATCCTCGGCGTAATCTGCACCACTTCACGGTCCAAGCCTTCCAGCGAAGCCCACAGCGTATCGCTCAACTCCTTCGCTTTCGCTTGCTTTGCAGGATCCGTAATCACCGAGAAGTTCAACGTCTCAAGTCCATGCCTCTCTAGTACCCGAGCCAACGGCGTAGACACTGTTTCCAGCATCTTCCGTTCCATCGTGTCTACACCCTTCGTCATCGCTTGCACTGCCGGTGTCAGCGAAGTCCCTTGGAACTTCTGCATCGGGGCCAAGATCCCCAAAGCCGAGTGCATTCCTCCCTGTTCCTTTACGAACGGGCTGAACCGCTCACTCATATCAAAGATCGCTTTGCCGGTCCTGCTCAGTGCTTGGCCCCCCACTGGTGAAGTGACCGCCATCAACAACACGAACGGATTCGTGATGATGTCAATCGCCGAATCCGTGATTGCATTGCGCCCGATCTTCTCCTTCAGCCGATCCGTCAACAGGTCCCGTTCTTTAGGACTCAGCCCGTCCACATCTACAAGGGTCTGCATGACCCCCCTCGTAGTCATCTCGTTGTCGAGAGCCTGCGTCAACAACAGCATCGGCTTCTCGTAACTCGACAGTTGCTCGAACGGAAGATTGATCGGTACTTGGCTCATGCTTGAAGTATCACTCAAAAAGAAAGGACCACCCGCAAGGATGGCCCTCTCCAGGGGAAAAGATGTCTGTCAGAACGTGCTTCGCCATCGCACTTGCACGTGCAAGTTTCCGGCAACGCCCGCGAAATGTCCACTCGAAACCAACCACAATCCCTTCGGCGCCATCAACAGGTTGTTCGATCTGTTAAGTGTAAACCCTGCCGTACCTGCTGTGGTTGCCCACAAAGGATATGTCCCACCTGTCGCAAGAGCCAATCCGGTTGTCAGGTCTACTTGTCCCGTAATAGGGGTTGTGTAGTCCGGCACATTTGGTTGTGGCGCTGCAACTAACTTGATTGTGATGTTCTGATTGACGGAGTCCTCAACGAACACCCCAATCGAATCAATCACCACATTGCGATCCGTAAACATCACCGGATACCGATCATGTTTCGGTTCGTGGATCGTCCAACTTGTGTACTGAAAGTCCCCGGGGTAATACCGGATATCCAATGGGATTTGGCCCGGCATCACGCCCGCCTTTCAAAGTTGACTACGGAACCGAATCTGCACGGATCCACGCTCAATCCCTGCCAGAGTGTTTGCAGCCACCCAAATTGTTGCTCCTTGCGGAACAATGTTCTGAATGGGAACCCCCGCCGACTTCACAAAATCGAAGGTTCCATCTCCGGTGATGTAGCGCAGTGAAGGACCACCACTTGCAGGG